CATCAACAAGAGGAGCGGCGATCATTGTGTCAATAATACGACCATGAACTTTTAATCCCATTGTATGTAGCCAACCAACATCATACATCGCATTATGAAATATTTTATCGCAAGGTAATTCTAAAATTTTTTTTAATTGCCCTGTAAATATTTTTTGATCAAAGTTACCACCACCTTCATGATTAATAGGAAAGTATCCTGTCCATCCATCGACAGCTATAGCAACACCTGCAACAAAACCTTTTTTAACAGGCCATCCAGGGCCAACACCTGTGTTTAATCCAACATCGTTTGTCTCAAGATCAATACAAATTTCTTTTGCATCACTTAAATCTGGAATTGATTCAGGAGGAACCCATTCACTTGGTGGTTGAAACAATGGTATCTGTGTCATGATGTTTCCTTTTTGCTAATTTCACCTGCAATGCCAGCGTATCCGGCAATGTCTATGTAACAGTCATCAGTGTGCATGTTTTTTAATCGTGCAACTTTTACCAACAACATACATATTGCTACATCATGAGGCGATATATCTACATCAAGATAAGCACTCCATAGTCTTGCAATGTTTTGATGATTAAGTGTTTTATCACCATAATCTTCTTGTCGTTGACCTTCGACTAACTCAATAGCTTTCTTTAAAAAGTCAGATGTTTTCTTCATGCAAATACCTCTCTAAATTCTCTGTTACTGCGTGAACGAACTAAATATAAATTTTGTTTAGCTCTTGTTAAAGCAACATAAAAAACTCTTCGTTCATCATCTTTTTGTCGCCAATATGATTCATCAGCCTTACGTGATAAATCAGATAAAACCATTACGTTATCTGCTTCTCCACCTTTACTTCCATGTACTGTAGAGAGCGTGATCCGTGGTACGGGATTAAAGCTACCTTCTTTTTGTATGACGGTAGAGACATACGCTTTTTTATATTCAGGAACCTTGTCTAATGCTTCATGCCACGAATAATCTTTTGGTACTTGCAATCCATTTTGTTGTTGCAATTGATCAAAGGTAAATGTTGATTCAGGATCGACACCTGTTAAATTTTTATAGCCACGTTCAACACCAACATTACTATTCATATAATAATACAAATCTTTTAGTTGATTGAAATCAATGTATCCTCCTTTCTGAATATCTCGCCATGCGGTGATAGCATTAACTAAACGTTTACCAATAGAACTTTTATCTGCACGATGATAAAAATATCCAAGTATACGTAAGTCATCTTCTACTTGATCGAGAAAGTAATTTGTTCTGCCAAGGATTAACCAGTTGCCTGTTTTTAAATGATCATAATTTCGCCTTGGTAAGTGCACAATGTTGCCTTCTTCTTCTTTAGGGCTCCATGTTTTTGCTACTCTATTCTTTACACGATTGATTAAACGTATAGCACGCTCTTGTATTTTAATAGGTAAGCGATAAGACTTATCTAAAATAATTCTATTACCTTCTCTATTTAATAAATATTCACTACGAGCTCCTGCCCAGTTAAATATGGCTTGATCATCATCACCGGCGATATAAATTCTTTTTGCTTTTTCTGCAAGTTTATCAACCATTTGCCACTGTATGTAAGACAGGTCTTGTGCTTCATCAATGATAAGAACGTCGAGCCGTGGTGCGATATCCTCTTTTAAAAATTCTACAATCATGTCAGTAAAATCATATTTATATTTACCACCACGACCAAACTTATAATCATGTAAAGTTTCAGCAATTAATTTTAACTTTGGCCAACCACCCTGCATGTGTCCACTGTGTTGAAACTGTGCGTATAATGTGTTACCATTTATTTTTGCCATATCAATAACACGCATAAAAATATCATTAGGAGATGAAATTCCATATGATCCTAAAACTTCTGAATTAGGATTAGATAACTTTACTTGTAGTTGCTGTGATAAGTAACGATAGTCTTCATCGTTCATAACATCTGATTCAGCTAAACCTAAAGCCTTAAAAGCTAAACTGTGTAATGTACGAAAGTATTTAAAATCGTCAGCTTTACTATCAGGGAAAAAAACAAGCGCTCTGTTAAGCGCTTCTCTTGCTGCTTTTTGTGTAAAAGCAAAATACCCTATGCGATCAGGAGATGTATTAGGTAATTCTTTTGCAACAATTTCTTTAATTAAATATGTTGTCTTACCTGTTCCTGGTGGACCAAAAATTAAATTAACTGCCATTGTGTAATTTCCTTAATAAAAGTTCTTTGTCTTCTGAGAATTTTTTTAAAAGTAATGTTTTACCACTATCTCGTCCCCTACCTACAGGTTTTTTAACGTCTTCAAATTTAAAAAAAGGAATGACCAACTTATTAAATGCTAAAGTATTATCTACATATAAAGGTGCGGTATAATTTAAATTTTGTTCCCATGTGCGTGGATAATTATTTCTAATCCAATTTGTTCCTTTCTTATGCCATCTACTTAAATCTTTAAAATAATTATTAAAAGCAAAATCTCTTCTCGTTGAAGTAGGAGCTAAAAAAGCAGATTCAGGGCAAATAGGCCAAAGAAACATTTTTTCTAAAAAATGTCCAAGACTTGGGGGTTTAATTTTTTGTTTATTTTTAACAGTGTCTTTATACTTGTAAATCCATCTTGCTTCATAATATCTACGATACCTTTCATCAGATAACCACGGTAATTTTTCCTCAGTAATTAAACGAATCTCATCTATTGGTGTGTCATCAATTTTTGTTTTCTGATCTTCAAAAGCTCTTTTATATACATTTATTCCTTCACCAACATAAACCACTTTTCCCTCATAAAGATAAAAATAAATTCCTGAAAGTTTTCCTTTAGTTTTAATTTTAATCATTAAAAAGGTATCTCCTCTTCAAATGTTGGTGAATCATGTTCATGTTGATCTTTATCCTTTAAAGCAAATTCTTTTGGTACATACCAAACACGACGAACCTTACCACTAATTCTTGTTGTTTCACTATCACCATCTAAACCTCTTATACTAGAATGTATCTGTGTTTGGTTAAAAGATTTAAATTGTTTCTTAGTAAGAAACTCAACCAATGCTTCAAGACGAAAATAAATTTTATCATTTTTATGTAATGCTTGACCTAAACGTAAGCCTTCCCAATCTATTGCATCTCCTTGGTCCGTGATAAATTCTTCAAGTAACTCAGCAAATCTTCCTGCCGCTGTTACCTCTACAGGCATTTCAATAATCTTTACATTCGATAATAATGCTTGAAGTCTCGCTGTCCAATCTCTAGGGTTTAACGAATTAGGTAAAATATTTACTCTACCCATACACGCTTTACGAAATAAATTTTGATCGTACAATTCATTATTAGATAAACTTAATCGTTTCCCATCAACTGTAATAAACCACTGTGACTCATCAGATTGAAACTTTGTTAAATCATCAAACTTACTTTCAAAATCATCACCAATACCAAACTTTCTTGTTTGACAAACAGAACTATTACAATGCGAACACATTGGTTCTATCTTGCATGTATAATTATAATCAGTTGTTTCATGTTGTTTTATTGTTTTGATAACCTCATTCATTTTTAAAGGTATCTCCATGTACGTTTGATTAAACTCTGATATTTTATCTTGCCAATCTTTTGGCCATTTCTTTTTTGCATACACACTGTAATGAAATAAAACTACATCTCTCGTACCTTGTTGTACTTTAGTTGACATAAATGTTTCAAGACATGGTGGTCCATCAGACATTTCTTTAAAATTTTTTTTCTTTTTTAATTTTATTTTAGAAAAATCTTCTTCGGATATTCTAAACTTTTCGACAAGAGTATAAAACTCTTCAAGATTAGCCGCAGAACCATCATCCAAAAAAGCATACCTATTGTTATCAGTACCACCAAAGTAAGGAAGATTAAGAAAGTTCCCAACATCTCCACGCTCTTTCTCAATCTTTTCTTGTTTTGGAAATATTTCACAACCGGCATAACCAAGTTCTCCTGCGATCTGTTCTAATTTTTGACGCATTAATCTTGCAGAAATAAAACTCTTTGTAAAACAAAATATATGTGCGCCACCACTTTTGGAACGACATACAATTAAAGGAAACTCTTCTTCTCTAATTTTATTTATTATTTTTTTGTGGTCTAAAGGATAATCATCAATATCAATACAACCCCACTGACATGTGTTGTCATCTGTAATTGGTATAATACCTAAACTTCTTTCACCTGATAAGTGTTGTTCCCATAAATCATCGGTAGGTGGTTTTCTGACAATAAG